CTGTTCCCGAAGATTGTTAAGCATAAGCTCCATTCTCTCAGGAACCATTTCACCTAGTTCAACTGCTTCAAACAATTGCTTTTCTTGCTCAATATACTGAACTTCCATCTCTTCGCGTTGTCTTTGAATATCTTCACCAATCTGCTTTTCAGCTATCTCCATAGCCTCAACACGTTGCTTTGATTGGTTCTCGTCAGCAGCAAGGATATCTTCGCCTTCAAAGACTTGATTATTTAAAAGCCCCACTTCAGTGCTAACATATGCTTCAAATTCTTCCGAGCTTAATACTAGCTCTTTCCCTGAATATCGTTCATAAATACGATACTCTTCTTCAAATACTTTATAATAGCGTTCATATCCACGTACATATGAATCCCCACCATCCTCTGACTCAGTAGTTACATCATCTGGAAAGGTTATACCTGTATCATCTGCTCTACCAGTGCTAATAGAATCATTGAAAAAATTGCCTTCAGCTGTTTCAATAGCTTTAGAATAAGTTGGGTACATCTTTTTAACCTGATTCTTTGTAAAACGCCTTGAGATAATAATATTCTCAGCATCATCAAAGAATGCATCTCTAGAGTTAGGATCGATATAAACATCTAATGGATCAACATCAGTAAAACAAACCTCGCCTTTACCATCATCTAGCTTGGGATCTTGATATACAAGTAAAACTCCCATGCCAGTAACATAATAATCGTCAATAGCTTGTCTAATTGCAGTTCTTCCTTCGGAGACATCGTACATATACGATAAAAGTGCATTTAGCACTTTTACAACCCTAACGTCTGAATCTTCGCGAGGAGAGACCTTGAAGGATGGTCTATTCGCTGTAAGCATCGCTTTTGCCGTTTCTACGGCAGGATGGATCCTATTTACAACAACAGGGGCCTGACCCCTGGATTCCATAGTATCAATCTGTTCGGTTGTCCACTGTCGACCTAAACGATATTCTTGATCCTCGCGCGCTTGTTCGGACCAATGTTCACGCTTTCTTCGGTATAATTCGAATAAAGTCTTAGTTTCCTCAGCTATCTTCTGTGATTTGCCTGTATCAGCTTCGTAACTTGCCATTTTACCTCTTAGTCTACCAGAGTAAGATAACGCTTAAAGGGTCATCCAATCAATGATTTTATTTATTGTTTTTGTCTCTATTTTTTCAGGATCAAATTCCTTCACCCTACAAGGCCTAGCACCTTCTAATGAGGTCCATATAGCATCCATTATATCATCATGCTTACCTTTTGGGTAGGATAAGAACTCTGTTTGCGCTTCTGTATCTTGTGGCCTAAAGTAAAATTGGCCTTTTGCTATCATAGGAACTAATGATAATAGCCTTTCTGACTTACGATTACGTGGCTTTACGCCTTTTTCTAGTCCAGGGATATATATGTTGTTGTTTAGCATCTTTTCTTTAACAGCAGTTCTTAAGGCTTCCTGGTAAGCGACTGTCTCTATCTTCATCTTTTTGTGTTTGTACTTTTTAAATATATCTATAATTATGTCAGGCTGCTCATTAGGGGGACAATGCTTACGAAAAATATCTAGAATATACTTATTATTCTCATTATCAATACCTATAGTGGCCACCACAAAGAAGTCAGCCCTCATAGATAGAGATGAGGCGGGATCTACGCCACCATATACCTCTACAGGAATGATAGTCTTCTTATCTCCTATTTCACGAGTAATACAACCCTGCCCATTAATCCTTTCAAAGTCATAATGATGCATCTTAATCCAATCAGGCTTAAATGGAGCTTCGTCAGGAGACTGTGATATATTCATATATTCCTGATAAAACCCATTAATATTACCCACAGAGGAATACTCTTGCTTTATTTCCTCAATACGAGATTTCGGGAATCTCTCAGGCCATATTGGCTCTCCATCATCATCTATGATACTATACCACAAGACGTTCCATGTCGGAGACTCTTTAGCCCAATATAAGAAACAATCTTCAGATATAACCGTACCTATCATAATTATCCTACCTTCGTCCGATAAAGATGGTATTACGGCCTCTGTCATCCACTTTCTGTTTTTAGCCCTTGCTTCTGGTGTATAAGCATTTAATTCCGATTCAAAGTCATCGACTATGATGGTTGTTGGTCTGGTGTCTCCCTCGATAAACCCCCGCACCCTTTGTCCTGTACCTACGGCCACTATACGCACTCCATTAGCAGTAACTACGTCTGTAGCTGTCCACCTATTTGCTGTATTAGGGCCTAGGTCACCAAATATCTCTTTAAATTGATCCGAATGGGTCAGGTGATACTTGATTCTAGACAAGAAGTTAATAGACTGAGCCTGTGACTCAGACACTATAACTATAAATTCCTCTTCATCATCACGTTTAAAAGCAATCTTATGTAATGGCAAAAGAAGAGAAGTAACAGTTGATTTGGCTGTTCCCCGAGGTGCCGCTATTAGGACCCTTCTTTTACTATTATCCTTGAGTGCTCTATATATTTCGTGGTGAAAGGGAGGTGTGGTTTTGCGGAGGGCTGTGGGGAAACATATTCTTCCAAATAATGCTATATTTACCCTAAGTTTCTTGAGTGCTTGCTTCTTTTCGTAGATTTTCTCGTAGTCTTCGATGGTTTACTCTTCTTTTTCTTGTCGTACTGGTTCTTTTTGTACCCCATTTGAAACTTCTACCTTTTCCTTGGTCCCTAATAAAGCTACCTCTTCCTCTGCTATTTCATCTAATAGCTTCCGTGTTGCCGTAGCCTGTAAGGTTTGTGTTGTCTTGATTACTGTCTTTTCTTTCATACCCAACATATCTTGTATATTCTCAACTACCCTAAGAAAGTTGGTTACATCGCCCTTCTTTTCAGCCATTGCCAAGCCTTTATCTAATAGATCAATGGTTTTGGCTGTATTATGCCCCTTTTCAGCTAAAACTTCCTTTAATTCGTCTCTTACCATACTTTTAAACTCCTGGGTTTTCATCCAACGCTTCATTGTGCGCTTCTTATTAGAGGTAACGTCTGGAAATGCTAATTCTATGGCTAGATCTGCCTTAAAACAGGTAGAATAGGCTATAGATAAGGCTCTCCACTCTTCTGTACCCTTTCTTACTTCGAGTTGCGGCTTTCCACTAAGCGTATTATTAGTGAGCCTCCCTTTTGTGCTAAAATTAGGAGCGGCATACTTAGGAGAGTAAAAAGTGTAACCCCAAGGGACCCTAACGTATATATTATCCACCCCATTTTTTGCAGTATACTCCTTACGCTGGATGACTTTTGCAACATAGTTATCATCACTGAGGGCATATTCCCCGATTTGGGCTTCATTCCATGGTTTGTACGGAATAGATTGAGCATCAGCTTCCTCCTTAGTGTAGATGTTATAATTAACTCTACCTTTATCCTTGTGTTTTATAGAGATTTCGTACACGTGGGTGTGATCTATCCCGCAGTATAGCGGGCAGTGTACCTTGGACTCACAGTGGTCATCGAATAGATTGAGAAAGACAAATAAGAATATTGCAAATAACCCATCAGCGGAGCTCGAAGTGAGGGAAGTCATCGAACTTGTTGTCCTTCACTTCCCAATCTTGGTCCCAATCCCCGCCCCAGCGAAGGTTAATACCCATCCCACGAGCCACCCCAAGCACAAACCCTGCAAAAAGAGTCTGACGCTCACGGTCATTCCAGTCGACGGGATAAGGTGTGACATCAGCAGCACGACTAGGCAACTTATTATGCCTACCATTAGGGAACCGTACTTTGCTCTTTCCTTCGTCACAGAGCTTATTCTGCCTTTCTTCGCCTCTATGGCCTTCAAGTACGCTACAATCTACATATTTTATCACTTCTTTAAAGACTTGCTGTAACTTAGGGTCACAGGTGTCAAGTCGGGCCTTACTACTTTTTCCGAACTTTGGCATCTTTATCCTTTAATAGTTTACGTCGAATATTATCTACACTCACTTCTCCTCCTACGGGGGATCCTGTGGTGTCAGTCTTAATCATATCTTTAGAGTATTTGCTTGCCATCGATTATGTTTTTATATGTTTAAGATAAAGAGTCGAAAGGCTCTTCATCTGTCTATTTACCGTAAAACACACTAAAAAATTTTTATAAACGTCGTTTATTAGTAGTGTGTGGTTCGCAGAAATTTACACCTTTTTGGTTGAATAGTCAATAGCAATTTGTAAAAAAATCCCCAAGAATGGGATTACGTGATATACACAATCCCCTACCCGTCGGATTCACGGCGTGGGTTGCCTCGCCAGGTTGAATCCAGGATGGGCAGTGAATTGGTACGCTTCGTTCAATCACTGTCGTTCATTCACTACGCTTGCCCTTGCAAGCTGTGGCTTGTTTGTTTCAGAGTTGGCCACTCTTCCATAATATACATAAAGGATCATATATCATGTCTAATACATCAAAGAACGCGATGTCTTACCGAGTGTCAAACACTCAAACAGGAACCACTAACCGTAAAGGCGAGTGGACTCCCAACCGTAACGAAGATGGCGACATCATCTACTCTAATTCTATTAGAGTTACGATTGAGAATCCCTCAAACGGTTACGCGTTTCCTACCTCTTTAGAGGCCGATCGTATCCAAGGATTCGCTGAAGCGAAGTCCGAGGCTGGCGAAGCTCTAAAGACTTCTAACTCTGCGTACAGACTCATAGCTGACTCAGTACAAGAGTTCGAAGCAACTGATAAGATGCCATCTGCTGTTTCAGCAGTGTATCGTCCAGTTGGCGTGCGGTTCGCAGGCGCACTATAGGCTTAGCACCCTATTAGTGGCCGACTTACGCATAGGGGGAGCGACATCCCCCTTTTTTATTATAGTACACATAAATAGTGCAGTAATAATCATATTCATACCTTATTTATATCACTTATACATCTGGAGGGCCAAGCAAACATGGCATATTTAGGCGTAGTAATGCACAATGATCAAGAGTGCTACTGTTTCATGAATGGAGCTGTAAAGATCCACATCGTGAAAGAATCAGTAGACTGCTTGGGCACTGCTGCATGTTCTGCTAAATCATACTTCTTCGGAGAATGATTAGGCAAACAATTA